TCGGCCCGGCGCTCGGCATGTGCGCCGCCCTGCTCGGTAAGCCGCTCATGGAATGGCAACAGTACGTTGCCGACGTAATCCTCGAGATTGACCCTGACACGGGGCAACTCGCATACGACGAGTGGATATTGGGCGTCCCCCGGCAATCGGGCAAGAGTACGTTTATCCTCGCCAAGTCAACGCACCGCGCATCGGCAACCGCCTTTTTCGGCGCCCGGCAAAGGATCGTCTACACCGCTCAGTCGCGGCTCAAAGCCCGCGAGAAGTGGGAAGAGGATTTCGTGGGCGACCTCGAGCAGGCGCCCCGCTTCCGCGGCAAGTTCACGGTTCACAAGGGCAACGGCAATGAACACATACGCTTTGCCAATGGCTCGAGGGTCGGCATTGAGTCGAATACCGAAAAGGCCGGGCACGGCGGCACGCTTGACGAGTCATACATTGACGAGGCTTTCGCGCAGGTCGACAACCGCCTAGAGCAGGCTTTCGGCCCCGCCATGATTACCCGGGCCAATAAGCAACTAGGCGTCGTGTCGACAGCCGGTTGGGCTAACGGGTCGCCCTACCTGTGGGGCAAGGTCGCCATGGGGCGGCAACTCGTCAATGACGACGTGCGCACCGGTACCGCCTATTTCGAGTGGAGTGCGCCCGAGGATGCCGACCCCGGCGACGAGGCGGTTTGGTTGGCGTGTATGCCTGCCGTGCACCGGCCCGAGTGCCTGCCAGGATGCCGCGCCCACACAATCACCCTCACCGCCATTCGAGCCGAGTACGCCAAGGCCAAGCGGTCGGGCAAGGTATCCGATTTCCGGCGCGCCTACCTCAACCAATGGGTGACCAAGCCGCGCCAAGGTGAAGAGACGGCCGTCGGCAACTGGCACGCCTGCCAAGCCGACCTCGAGACGTTGCCGCCCATTGTCGCTATCGGGGTGGCCGTCTCCCATGACCGCGACGCGGCGAGTATCGGCGGTTGCGGGGTATTTGACGACGGCCGCAGGGTTGTCGCCCCAATCACCCGTCGACCCGAAACGGGTTGGCTAGTTGACGAGGTCGCCCGCATTCAGTACCAACACGGGTGCGCCGTCGTCCTAGACGAGAAGGGGCCGGGCGGGTACCTCATAGAGGATTTGGAGCGGGCAGGCGTCAACGTCACTCGCGCCCGCCTCGAGGATTACATAACCGCGTGCGCCGATTTCACCGACGCAGTGCGCGACCGCCGCCTAGTTCACCCCGGCGATAAGGACCTAGACGACGCCGTGCAGGGCGCACGGTGGCGCCCCGTAGGCGACCGGCGAGTGTTCGGCCGCAAGGCGAGCGAAACAGACGTGTCGCTACTCGAGGCGGTCACCCTCGCCATGTGGGGCGCCGAGTCGGGGCCGTCAATCTACGAGGGGCGAGGGTTGCTAGTCCTGTGAACCGTACCGACCGCATCGTGCGCGGCCTATTGCGCGAAACATTCCTCATCACGACCAAGGCAGGGCAAACATGGGAAGGGGTCCTAATGCAGGCCGACCCGTCAACCCTCATGCTCTTTGACGCGGCAATGATTCACCCCGACGGCAACCGCACGCGCGCCGACGGGTCGGTTTTCCTGCCCCGCGCCGACGTTGCGTATATGCAGCGGGTCTAGGGGTTCGCTGTGATTGTGAGCGGCGGCAACCTCGCCCCGACGACATTCGGCGACGCGCGACCGGCGTACGGCGAGACGTACTATTACCCGCACGACGGGCTAAGCCTGACCAACGCCTTTGCGTCGTACGGGGCCGTGTACCGGGCGCAGGTGTGGGTGCACACGCTCGTCAATAAACTCGCTTACGGCACGGCTCGCCTGCCCCTCAAGTGCTACTCGAGGGGCAGCGACGACGCCCGCACAGAGGCGCGAGACACGCCGTTTGCCCGCTTGCTACGTAAGCCCAACCCGCGCCATGACCCGTTCTTTTTCTGGCTTTGGACCGCCTCAACCTTTGAGGTGTACGGCGAGGCGCTTTGGATCAAGGTGCGGCCGCGACCTGGCGCCGCCCCGTCGCAGTTGTGGCCCATGCACCCGGCGAACGTCGTCACGCGGCGCGACAAAGACGGCACGTTGATTTACCGCTACGCGTACGGCGGTCGCACCGACTCGTTTCTAGAGTGGGCCGTTGACGACGTTGTGCATTTCAAGTCTTATAACCCCGACGATCAGGTGCGCGGGCTCTCCCGCCTCGAGCCGCTACGGCAAACGATCCTCAATGAGGATGCCGCCCGACGCGCCGCCGCCGCCATGTGGTCTAACGGCGGTCGCCCGTCAATGATCCTCGAGCATCCCAAGTTGCTTAGCGACGCCGCCGAAAAGCGGTTGCAGGCGCAAATGAATGCCCTACACGCCGGGGTCGACAACTGGGGCAAGATTGCCATTCTCGAGGAAGGTATGAAGCCGACCCCGTTCCCGCTCGACGCCGAGGCAATGCAATATATCGAGTCGCGCAAGGTGAGCCGCGAGGAAGCATGCGGGGTCTATGACGTGCCCCCGCCCGTCGTGCACATTCTCGACCACGCGACGTTTTCCAATATCACCGAGCAAATGCGCAGTATGTACCGCGACACCATGGCGCCCCGGCTCGCCCTTTATGAGTCGGTCATGGATGCGCAGTTGCGCCCCGATTTCGACCCGCAAGGCTCGCTCTATGCCGAGTTCCTGCTCGATGAGGTGTTGCGCGGCGCGTTCGAGCAGCGCGCCGAGGCGAACCAAGCGGCCGTGTTTTCCGGGCAGCGCACGCCTAATGAGGTGCGGCGACAGGACAACCTCCCGCCGCTCGAGGGCGGCGACCGGCTCTATATCAACGCCGGGGCTATCCCCCTCGAGGCGGCAAGCGAAAAGACAAACCCCATGCCCGTCGCGCCCTCGAGCAGTGCGCCCGCCATTGCCGCCCGCGCGCAGGTCGACCCGTGCGGCATGTGCGGCGCCGAGCCGCAGGCGTCGGCGAATGGCTTATGTCGCTCGTGTTCGGGGCGCGTTGGCGCGGCACTCCAAAAGGCACACGAAAGGTAAGGCACTGTGACCCGTCGATTTTGGCAAGGCAACGCCCAAGCCGCTAGCGAATGGTAAGTGCCTCGCCCTCGCACTGCCCCGCACCGACGCCGAGGCGACCACGGCGACTATCCGCATGTATGGCCCCATTGACTCGTACGGCGGCGTGTGGGGCGTCTCGGCCGCAGAGGTGTCCGACGCTCTCGACGCCCTGCCCGAGTCGATCAATCACATTCAGTTGCGCGTCAACTCGCCGGGCGGCGAGGGGTTCGAGGGGCTAGCGATTCTCAACATGCTACGGGCGCACCCGGCGACGGTTACCGCCGTTGTCGACGGGCTCGCGGCGTCTGCTGCCTCATTTATCGTCACCGGTTGCGACAACGTCGTTATGTCGCCGGGAACGCAGATGATGATTCACGACGCATGGGGGCTCGCTATCGGCAACCCCGCCGAAATGCGCGCCGCCGCGACGTTCCTCGACTCAGTCTCTAACGGCATCGCCGAGATTTACGCCGAGGCGGCGGGCGGCAACGTCGCCGATTGGCGCGCCCTCATGGGCGCCGAGACTTGGTACACCGCGCAGGAAGCGGTTAGCGCCGGGCTCGCCAACGCCGTTGACGTGGTGCCCGACAAGGGCGTCACCTCCACCGCGGGCGCCGAGCCCGCCGAGCCCGCCGCGCAGGCCGATCCTTTCGAGGATCGGTTCGACCTGTCTATGTACGCCTACGCCGGGCGCGAGCACGCGCCCGACCCCGTGCCGGTGGCAGTAGTCGCCGAGGGCACGACCCCTGACGTTGACACAGCATCGCCCGCCGACCTGACCGCCGAGGATGCCGCCGCTAACGCGACCGCACCCGACGCCGCCGAGTCGACCGACGACGCCGAGGCATTGCTCGCCCTGGCAAGTGTTACCGAGAGCGCGGCCGTTTTCGCGTTCGGCGTCTAAGCAACGCCAACCCTCTAAACAAACCAACTCACCCCGAAAGGGTTATTAGTCATGCCTACAATCAAGGCACTTGCAGAGCAGGGCCGCGCTCTCGCCGAGCAGCAGAAGGCCCTCGTTTTGGACGAGTCGCGCGCGTGGTCCGAGAAGCGCGAGGAATATAACGCCCGCGACGCCGATATCAAGGCCGTTATGGAGCAGTATAACGCTCAGAGGGCCGTTGACGGCGACCCGTTCGCGGGCGAGAGCGGCACTGCCAACACCCCCGCGGTTGCGACCCGTCGCACCGTCGGCGAGCAGTTTGTCGACGCCCTGCGCTCGCAGGCGCCCAACGCGGGGCCGGGCGTGCGTATTAGCGCCGCGACCGAGGCTAAGTTTTCCATGGCGACGATTACCGAGGCGGGCGGCGGCGTCGGCGGCGTCGTGCCGCAGTACCTCCCGGGTGGCCCGCTGCCCCTGCTCTTCCGGCGCCTGACCGTTTCCGACCTGCTGCCGCAGGGGTCGACCACGTCGGCATCGCTCATTTACGTGCAGGAGACGGCGGTCACTAACGCCGCCGCGACTGTCGCCGAGGGCGCGTCTAAGCCTCAGTCAGACCTCACCCTCGCGCAGGTTACTGAGGTTGTGCGCAAGATTGCGACCACGGCCAAGATTTCCGACGAGATGATCAATGACGTTGGCTACATTCAGTCTTACGTCAACGGCCGTCTCGTGCTCTTTGTGCAGTTGGCCGAAGAGGATCAGTTGCTCAACGGCAACGGCACCGCGCCTAACCTGCGCGGCATCCTCAACCGCACCGGTCTGACCGCCGCGCAGGCGGTTGCGACAGACACGCGGGTTGACGCCATTTTCAAGGAAGTGACCAAGATTCGCACGGGCGCTTTCCTCGAGCCCGACGCAATCGTGCTGCACCCGACGGATTGGCAGAGTATCCGTCTGCTCAAGGACTCCAATGGGCAGTATTACGGCGGCGGGCCGTTCGGCTTTGCGTCGTACGGTGAAGGGCCGCAGTCGGCGGGCGACACGTCCAACCTTGCCGGTGGGTCTGACACGCTTTGGGGTCTGCGCGTCGTCGTCACCCCCGCCATTTCGCAGGGTACCTGCCTCGTCGGGGCGTTCGCCCTTTCGGCGCAGGTGTACCGGCGCGACGGTCTGCGCGTTGAGGCGACCAACTCCAATGAGGATGATTTCCTGCGCAACCTCATCGCTATTCGCGTTGAGGAGCGGCTTGGGCTCGCGGTGTACCGCCCGGCCGGTTTCGGCACCGTCACCGGTCTGTAAGTAGTCGGCGAGCGGGAAGGGCACCTAATGACCACCGTTAGCGGGTTCTCTTCCCGCTCGTCTGTCACCCGTATTAGGCAGTTACCTCAAAGGGATGATTTCGCTATGACTATGGACGAGCCCGGTTGGAGCAATAGCGCCCCGGCCGATAACGCACCCGACGACGTACACCCCGACGTTGACCCCCCGGCCGAGGTTGAGCCGGGGTTTAGCAACGATAAGGCGGTCGACTCGACCGGCGCCAAGGCAGTTGAGCAGGTCGGCGAGGGCAACCCCGGCGACGTGAATGACGAGCAGGCGCCCGCCAAGGCCGACAAGCCCCGGAAGCGAGGCTAGGCGCCATGCCGTTCACCACGTCGGGCAATCAGGTTGCCCGCGGGTCTGACGTGTCGGTCCTGGCGTCGGGCGCCCTGACCACGTCGGGCGCTAGTGCCGCTATCGACGTGGGCGGCGCCGGTACCCTGCGCGCGCAGGTTGTCGTGTCGGCCGTCTCAGGCACTACCCCGTCGGTCACCGTCACCATTCAGACCTCGCACGACGCGGGCAACACCGACGCGTGGCGCACCGCAGGCACGGCGTACGGCGCCCTTACGGCCGCGGGGTCGTCGCCCTGGCAGTGTTTCGCCGTCGACCGCTACGTGCGTGTCTCGTACGCCGTGTCGGGCACCACGCCCTCACTGACGACCGCGGTGCTCGGCGAGGCGGTCTAACCCTCGTGTCGGCACTTACGCTCGCGCAGGCTAAGACGCACCTCAACATCACGTCGGCGACCTATGACGCCGAGTTGCAGACGTTCATTGACACGGCCGAGTCGGTCGTTTCTGCCTACTGTGGGCCGCTCTCGAGCAGTGCCGCGACGTACCGGGTGCGGGCGACCGGCGACACCCTCGTGTTGCCGGTCGCCCCAATCCTGTCGGTTACGAGCGTTACCCCCGTCTACCCGACGGGGGCCGCTGCCCTCACCATGACCGACCTTTGGACCGATACCGACGCGGCAATCGTGCGGTACGTGTCGGGCCAATGGTTCGGCGTCGGTTGGTACGACGTGGCAGCGACCGTCGGCCGGTCGTCGGTGCCGCCCGATTTGCTAATGGCGATCAAGGAAGAGTTACGGCACCTCTGGAAAACACAGCGGGGCTCGGCGCTCGGTCGGCCGGGCTCGTCGCCCGAGGATAACCCCGACGGCGGGGGCTACCTCGTGCCTTATCACGTAATGGAAATGCTGGCCCCGTACCGACAGGTGCGCGTCTCGTGATTGTCTCGGCGACGCCGGGGCTCATTGACGCCATGGTGAGCGCGGCGCGAGCCTCGAGCGCCCTTGCAGGCGTCACCGTGTACGACGGGCCGGGTATCTCGGACGACCCCGGCGATTTCCTAATGATCGGCGTTGACGACCCCGACGAGCACCGCCGCACGCACGCCGCCGAGGCGTCGCAGACGTGGGCTAACCGCACCGACCGCGACGAGTCGGGGGATATCACCTGCGCGGCCGTCTCGAGCAACGGCGAC